TAGCCTCAAACGTCTGATGTCCTTTGTGATGTACGAAAGTGCCTCCGACAAGCACGCTGGACGCCCCACGAAGGGCAGCTCGGGCGCATAGATCATCATCTTCCCAAGTTAGGAACCTGGGATCGAATCCTCCTAGAGATTCAAATAAGCCTCTGGACAGCATCATACACAATCCAACTACCATAGGCAAAGGCTCCTCCCCTAGTGCTCTTGGCACTGTCTCCAGGGTCCAATTACCCTGCGGAGGCTTGGCTCTGTCCGAGTAAACGCCAGCAATCACGTTATCGTTGCGTGGGGGATGACTACCCGGCCAACTAGAGCCCTGTGGATTATTCATTACGTTTTCCAGGAGACGCTGAGCAGTTATACTGTTCACTAGTTCCGCATCATCGTTGATAAAGCACAAGTATGGATTTGTTGCCTTACTCGCTCCGAGGTTGCAACCTGCAGCAAAGCCCAAGTTCACAGGACTTGTTGCAATTATGTTAGCTAGTGACCGTGCTTGAGATGTGCAGCCGTTCTCAACTAGTACTATTTCAGATCCTGGAGCAAACGTTTTCAAGCTATTCAGACAGGCGACAGCATTCAAACCGCCAGTGGCGTCAAGGACGATAAAGGATACGTGTTCGGCTACCTCAAAACCTATAGCCTCAGTAGGACTACGCTGTATCGGCTTTGGGCGCTGTATCGGCTTTGGGCTCTCTACAGGCTTGGAACTCGCGAGTAACTCCTCGTTCTTCTTGCTGAATCTATCTGCATACTGGTTTCGTGCCAGAGCCAAGTGGTCTTGAATCGATTGCAGACGCTGGAATGTAGCGTTCCCATTGGCATCCCTGTACCTGTACAAGTATAGCATCTTGTCCAGGTGAAAGCATTGGGACTCAATAAAGAAGCGCGCGTAAAGATCCCAGTCATCAGCAACTGGTAGTTCCGGATTGTACCCACCTAGCTGGCGAAAAGTCTCCGCACGGAAGGCTCTAATATGGTGAGGGCCTACGGTAAGGAACCACCCATATACCTGGGAAAAGTGTGGCCCGAATCGATCGTAAATATTCGGATTCTTGCACTCTAGGTACTTGCGGCCATGGTATTCAATTTCTTTATAGCGATCTGCATCTTCCCATGGAGCGCCGTTAAAACGCTGAGGGTCCCCATTCTCGTAGAACGATGCACTGTTCGTGTAGACCATACCAACATTAGGGTTGGCTTCAAAGGCATTCTTGACTTCTTCCAGAGCAGTATCCGTAAGCATGTCATCATGATCTAATTCAACTAGATATTTTCCTCTGCAAAGGCGGGTGGTTAGTTCCTTGAGGGCTCCGATTTTTCCTAAGTGCATTCCACTCTTAAATGGTCTAATCCGGTAGTCCTGGGCCGCAAACTCCTGCAGCCTAGCCCAAGTTTTATCTGAGGAGTTATCATCTACAACAACCCATTCCCAGTTGGCGTAGGTTTGGCTACGCAGGGATTGAAATGTATCTTGCAGGTAATCGCCAGTATTGCAAGTTGGTGTATATACAGAAACCATCGGATGATCTTTGGCGAACTGATTTTCTGTCCAAATATTGAATGTATAGCAACTCTCGATGCTATTACAAACCGCATCATCCGATGCTTCAGCTGGAACATGAATCCATCGTTTACGAAGTTCGTGGGGAGCTGAGTTTAGGCCCCCAGGTATGAAGTTCGATGTGACTATGACATCCGGCCTAAAGGTAGCGATTGTTTCTAGGAGGTGTGCCGTACCCTCTATGTGGGTTACGTTGTACGGCAAATTGAAAAATTTACCAATTATGAGAACTCGAATTCCTGAAATAGTCATGTTAAATTTATCCTCATGTGCAAGAAGACCCTTTACTTTGAAGCGCAAGTTCCGCTTGTTAGGCAAGGGATGAATTACCATTTGTAGTCGAGAAACACTAATATTTTACCATAATATTTAGATGCTTAAGGCTTTCAAATATAGAATATATCCAACCATTTTCCAAGTTGAAGAACTTGCTAAAGCAGTGTGGAAAAGAACATGATAGAGATATTAATGCAGCTATAAACATATTAAAATTCGGTATGGAACAGACCGAATTAAAACGCTCTGAGAGCATAAGCTCAATGAGAAGTCCTTGTTTTTAGGCAAGGGTAGTTCACATATCTTTGATTTGATGTCTGATATAGAGTATTTTTAATAGATTGGGTTTTTTGCAATCCGATCGTACAATATGCATATTCTTAGATATACTTGAGGTTGAAATGGGAAAACCAGTCAATACAGGAAAGGATTATAATTTTTTTCAGGTTGTAAGCACAAATACATCTGTAACTAGCGGTACATGGGGCGATGGTTACGGCTACCCTATAGCCACTTATGATGGATATGATGGTTATTATCCACTTTTCCCAAGCACCCCTCAGGTACGTACGGGGTTTCGTGGGGCTCGTAGAATGATGTTGGTTGGTGTTAGCGGAGATGTAATATATTCTTTTAGCGGCTACAATATACACGGACGAATTAGTGCTGGATATGTTTTAGATTTTGGGCCAAGAGCTGAAAACGAGATTTATTTTGCAGGAGTTGGTACTGTTGACGTTCATATTTGGCACATAGGAGTGTGATATGAGTTATATATTGCCAACAGCTTTACAAAACCAAATAAATTCTCTGGTAAACAATGTGGCAGACGGATATAATGGTAATTATCCAGATTGCAAATACCTTGCAACCAATTCAGTAACTTCACTCGACTCTGTAACAATCGATACCTCACCAACACTCGCAGCTGGTGACCGTGCCCTATTCCCAATCGCTGGAACCTATTGTGGCATCTATGTGTATTCTGGAACGGCATGGGTGGTTGATCCTAATTTTGTGATAATTCAAGGCGGTAAAGTCAAGGTAACGAATACGTCTACTGGCCCCGTCGAATACTGGCAGACTGCCGCGACTGGTAGCGGGACGGCGGTGTTTGTCAGAACCAACGTAACAAAAGGCGACCTGAAATTGTTGTTTATTGGTGACTCACACACCGAGGGACAGCTACACGGAGCAGTTGTATCAGGGACAGAGACGATCGGCGCAATCGCGATGAATGGCCCTAATGACCAGCAATGGCTGCCGACCGCCAAAAATGCCGCGTCGATTGCCCCGGTATTTTCGGCTCGATGTGCGTTCTATCCACCGTTCAATTTTGCCGTCAATGCGGGGCATATCCCGTCTGATGGGCAGCTTGGTAGCACATCGCCAAACGGTTCGTGGGTTGCGTGGATTCCGCAGATGTTGCGTTCCGCCTACTCGCTGGTAGGCAAAATACGATGCGCAAACGCTGGCTACGGCGGCTCATCGTCTTACACATGGTCCGGCAATAGTCGCGTCGGCTTTTTCGACTGCTCGGGCACAACACCAGCCGATGGCGATACTGCCACGATCACGGTCAACGGGACGCTCGTTGCAACATACACGTTTAGGACAACGGTTAGCACGGCCTACGATGTGTTGATTGGCGGCAGCAACACGGCGGCCGCTCGAAATTTGGAGCACGCAATCAACGCGGACGGTACCGCTGGCAAATATGGAGCTGGCACGCTCATCAGCCCATACGTGTTTACTACCACGATTCGCTCGGATCAGTATGTCGGAGTCACGTCACGGCTAGTCGGGGCAGGCGGCGGCACATTTACAATCGGTGGTACTGGCCACATTGGATTATTGCAGCAGATAACAGCTGGCGACAACGTTTCAGGCCTTATGGACAACGTTATCGGATGCCTCACTGCGGGCCCCGGATTTGGCACCCCTGACGTCATTTGCGTACTACTCGGGACCAACGATGCAATTCGGACCGGCTGGGGAGCGATACAATATCAGACGCATATGGCGGCGATTATTTCCACGCTGCACACTACGTATCCAACCGCAAAAATCATTCTCTGGTATCCGCCAGCGAATGCGGTAACGGCAGTCAATACGGCTATAACGACCTATGTCAACGCGGCAACCGATGCACTAGTCGCAGCTAATCCGACATTTGTAACCAAGATCGATGCCTACAATTTACCTGCTAGCTCTGGCAACACCGCAGTGCTGAGCGCGGATGGCACCCATCTATCAGTGCTCGGGTATCAGTACGTGGCGCAGCTGGTGGCAAAGCAGATTGCTACGGTGCTTGGACTTTGACCCTCCCCCAACCAGCCCGCGCGACCGAATCGAGACAGGCCAAACACGCGTCAAGGCGCACGCTATAATGAGGCCTCTGCCAAGATGTTTGATATCCGGATTAATTCTCGCGGCTCAATAAAAATTACTCTTTGGTAACAAGCGAGGTGAACTACCCATGCCTAAAGGCAAGGGCTTCTTGGATCGTCATTGATCCAACATACTGAGGATGATCCTCAATAGCTTGTCCCAAGCAAAAAATGTTATCAGCTGCATTCTCATCTCTGTCATAAGTACTTCCGCAACTACAAGATATTGTTCTATCAGATAATTTGATATTATGTATCTTGCTACACGAATTGCAGGTTTTAGAAGTGTTCTTTGGATTAACTAATAACAACTTGTTAGTTTTGTATCCTAAGAATAATAAGAATTGTGCCAATTTAGCATTGCGTATGCTTTTATTTAGGTTCTTCCATTTACCTTCTGACATTGATTTGACAGATAGGTCTTCTGCATAGATTGTATCATATGTTGAACCGAGTCTTTTGGAGACTTTATGCTGGAAGTCATTAATTTTTCTGACTTTAGCATCATACAATCTATTTATTACTTTTCTTACGAATTTTTGTTTTTGAGATCCTTTGGTTAACCGATCTTCTTTGCTTTTTAGTTTGCTTATTTGCTTGTCGAAATATTTTGAGTCAGTACGATTTTTAATCTTAGTGCCATCGCTAGCGACAACTAGATGTTTCAAACCAACATCAATACCAATTTTTCCTATACCTTCTTTCTTTTCTATATAATCAGTTGTGATATTTAGATAGAATTTGTTGTTCTTGTTAGAAATACTTATTTGCTTGACTTCGCCATTTAATTCACGATGCTTTGCAAACTCAATATTACCATACACCTTAGTATGAAAATTATTGTTCTCAATTTTGAACCCGGCTTGAGGATAACAAATACCAAAGAACTTTTCACAGCTACGAAATTTTGGAAAACCAGCAACTTCTTTAGCTTTTACTCTTCGAAAGAAAGCCTTGTAACTTCTATCAAGTCGTAATGGAACCTGCTGAAGAACTTGGCTATGCATTTCCATGAAAACTGCATCTGTGGTTTTTAGTTTAGTAAGTTCTAATTGTTGTTCTTTCTGTCCGATCTTAATGCCCTGTTTGTAACTTTCAATACGTTGATCAAGAAAATAATTATACAACCAATTAAGCTTATTGGCATGTTGCCATAGCTTAGCTTGTTGATCTTTATTTGGATATAATCTGTATTGATAAGTAAGCATGTTATTCTTGAAGAATTCGTTGTTTTTCTATATAGTTTTTCAATATATCAATTGTTATATATCGAACTATTGATGGGTTTCTCGACTTATTTCAGACGGCAATTCATCCCCCAGCTAAAGCAAGGGGATTTCTTGCACGATCAGGTTAAAAATCGCATCTTCAAATAAATCGCATCTTCAAATTCAACAACTGGCACATGCATATTCTTAGATATACTTGAGGTTGAAATGGGTTTTGTATCGTACAAAGACACGAGTTTGCTGGCCACTGAAAGCACAGAGGGGATGCTATCCGCCCAAGGCAAGCGAATCGAGCGGCAGTCGTACGAGAACTGCAAATACCAGTTGAACGTGGCGGCCATTGCGGGATTCAACCCCGCAGCCACAAGTGCCGCTGATTGGGACGGTGCGGTCGCGGGTGCGTCGTGGGCTGCTGACGTTGCTGCTCACGTGCGACTGCTGAATCAATCGACAGGCGCGATTTATACACTGACTACTGCGACGATTTGTACGGCTACTGGTGATCCATTGCTGTACGGGGCGCTGTTGTCCGTGCCTGGAAGCGCTGGCACTCCGATGTATCGGCAGACTGCTACGGACGGGACGGCGGTGTTTGCTCTTGTTACGACGGGCGGTTCAGGAGTTCAAGGGGCTCAGGGCACTCAAGGCCAACAGGGGTGGCAAGGGAGTGTTGGTGCAGGGGTTCAAGGAAATCAAGGAGCTGGATCGCAAGGTAACCAGGGTCTCACAGGGAACCAAGGGACCACTGGCGGGCAAGGATACCAAGGCACGAACCCAGGGCCTCAAGGCAATCAAGGTAATACCGGCGCTCAGGGAAACCAAGGCGATGTTGGAGGCACCGGGGTTCAGGGCAATCAGGGACCTCAAGGACGACAGGGTAATCAGGGTGTTGGTACTACAGGTGTTCAAGGTAATCAAGGCACTGTAGGGTCAACAGGCGTTCAGGGCAACCAAGGTAATCAAGGATGGCAAGGCAATCAAGGTATTGGTGGCTCTTCTGTCATAACAGATACATCTTTGAGCGATGTAAATCTAACGCTAGGGGCCAAGTTTTTTACTACTGCTCATTCGGGTGATGGGTTTGCCGCAGGCATACGTTTACGAGTAACCGCGACGTTTAATGGATGGTGGGTTGAAGGCGTATGCGTGTCATACAGTGGGACCACGTTAGAAATTAACGTGGATCTGTACACCCCTGGGGAAGGCGGGAATACCGTCTCTGGCGGCTGTGTTATAACCGTTGCTGGCCAACCCTCAGCTGGTATACAAGGTAATCAAGGCAATCTAGGAACTCAAGGAAACCAAGGGAATCAAGGTGCAACCGGTGCCTCAGGTGTGCAGGGGAATCAAGGTAACCAAGGGAATCAAGGCAATCAAGGGAATGTTGGAAGTCAGGGTAACCAAGGGAATCAAGGGACCACCGGCGCGACAGGAGTACAGGGGAACCAGGGGAATCAAGGGAATCAAGGGAATCAAGGCAATCAAGGCACAACAGGAGCTGGCGTCCAAGGGAACCAGGGTAATGTAGGAGCTGGGTTTCAAGGGAACCAGGGTAATGACGCTATTGGAGTCCAAGGTAACCAAGGGAATCAAGGTCTAACAGGAGCTGGGTTTCAAGGGAACCAAGGTAATGATGCTATTGGAGTCCAAGGGAACCAGGGGAGTGTAGGGGCTGGGTTTCAAGGGAACCAGGGTAATGACGCTATTGGAGTCCAAGGTAACCAGGGGAACCAAGGCCTAACAGGAGCTGGGTTTCAAGGGAACCAAGGTAGTGGAGGTACTGGAGCACAAGGCAATCAAGGTAGTGGAGGTACTGGAGCACAAGGCAATCAAGGTACTGGAGCACAAGGTACTCAAGGGTTCCAGGGTGCTAGTGGCGGCGGTGGCGGAGGGCCCGCCCCGTCTTACTTATACTTACCGCTTATATCTGGATTACAGGCCGTTGGGGCTAGCTATACGGTTGTTGGACTGATTCCATCAACCAATTACTCAGCTCTTGGTAGTGGATCGTTATCTTTCGTGTTCTCAGCTACCCTTAATATCCCAACATCCTCAACGGCTCAAGTGCGCCTGTATGATGTAACAAATCACAACACTCTATGGGAATCAACTGTTATCAGTGGTCCCCAAACAGAGTACGTCGCTAGTTCTACAATCACACCCGCGTCGGGTAGTTCTGTTTTGGAACTTTGGATAGCCACACCAACAATCTCGGGTGGTAATGCCATCTGTCTATCAGCAGTAGTCATTGTAACATTTTCATGAGGTAAATTTATGGCACTCCCTTCTCTCGAAAGAACTTGGCAATACAACGTCAACCAACAGGTCGCACCGACTTCTCTCACAGTAGATCTACAGAACTTGATGTATCTGATCAAAGCCAGCTTAGTTGGTTTTATCAGCAGCCCTTGGACTGTTGTCAGTTCAAGCGACGGAACTTCTAATTTTGGGGCCTCGGATTACTGGTCTGATTACACCAAACTTGTATGGACTAGCGCTGGAAGTAACCATTCTTGGATTGTTCTGCAGCAAACAGGTGTGGCATCAACGTTCCAAATACTAATTGATCTCTCTAATTACACCCAACTAAATTGTAATATCCTAATGTCTTTCGCTGGGTTCACCGGAGGGAGTCTTACAGCAGCACCAACTGCAAGCGATTCTGTGACAATCCTAAGTAATTCTAGTTGGATTTACTACCAATCATCAGTGAATACTATTCTCGATGTCTGGATGGATTCTACTGGGAAGTCAACTAGAGTTGTGATACTTGCTGGGTCTACAGTTCGATCAATGTTCTTTATTGAATACCTAGCAGACTCTCCTTTGACGAATAAAGCAGTAGGTGTCTGCAAATCTTCGTCAGGAGAAGTAACTCTTGGTTCCTTTCAAGGAAGCGCTTATTGGGCCGGAAGATACAGTTCGATCAACTTTACTGGGTACACCTGCAGTGAGGCCTATGGGACAACAAACAGCCAATCCCCTGTAGTCAATCAAGCCTCCGGATCAATCTCCAACTTCAGTGGTGCTTATCCGATATCACCCTTGTCAGTGTTTTCTGCCACGGGTGGTGCAACAGGACGGGCCGGGAGGTTAGTTGATATGTGGGCGGGTTCGTCATCCATTGCTACTGGTTCTACCTACCCGGCAGCAGGTTTGGCACTTATTCAACTCAACCAGTTTGTACTCCCGTGGGATGGAGTATCAACCCCTGTAATAGCATAGTCGTTGAGGTGAATTTATGGCTGATTATGATGGTGAGTTTATTTGGGGTAGCTCTACCCCACCTGATGGTTACGATGGTTACGCTGGTGTTGCTTGTGTCGCAGATGGGGACTCTATTAGCTCCCTTTACAAATACGAGAGTAATTTTGAGTTCTCTATCTCAGCTAACGGTGAGGCAGTACAATACAAGCAAACCACAACTCACTATCACAAGAGAGCTTGGAGAACTGAGTCATCGGCCTTTGTGGAGTGGGAGACAACAGACCTATCCGGAGCTTATCCTGGAGGTGGGACTTTGGAGCCAACTCTTGGAGCCATCGTATATTGGTGGACTTCATGACACACCAAGGTCCAAACACCCGTCCCTCGACTGACTACAAGCGGAAGCTTGCGCTTCAAGCCCGATATATACATGATCAATGCAAATATTTTTAGATGCTAATGCGCATCTTCCTCTCCATCCAAAGGCCCTGGAAGCATATGTAAGCTTCAATCAATCGATAGCCGGACATGGCCATGCGATGTCTATCTCTATGCCCGGCAGACAGGCTGCTTCTGAAATCGAGACGGCAAGAACCAAAATTGCCAAATTAATCGGCGCTGAAAATCCCAACCAAATCATATTTACCTCATCCTGTACCCAAGCCTGCGAATGGGGATTGGAATTATTACATGCACAGAATTTTAGCAAAGTCTATTGTTCTACCCTTGAACATAAATCTGTCTCAATAAAATCTAGAGAACTCTTTGGTAATAACGATCTCTTTGTAAATAAAGACGGAATTGTAGCTTGTACATTTATCCCTCCTGAGAAATCTGCTTTCGTATGTATTCATGTACAAAATGAAATTGGTACAATACAAGACATAGAGAATATTAAGGTTCCATTCTTTTGTGACATGACTCAATCACTTGGCAAAATTCCAGTAAATGTTTCTACAATACCAAATTTGATGATAGGTGTATTTGGGGCTCATAAATTTGGTGGCCCAGTAAATGTTGGTTTCATATATATAAGAGATAATAAATGGTGGAGAGAATTTGGAGTTGGAAGCAGATATCACTCAGATCGTACTGGAACACCAGATGCTGGAATGGTTCTAGCCACATCCGTAGCTTTGGAAGAAGCTATCAAAACGTTACAGTCCAGATATCACAGGGCCTTGACATTTCGTTCTATAATTGAATCAGCGGCTAGATCGATTGGTATTGAGATAATTGGTGAAAATACCAACAGAATTCCGCATGCTACTTTTCTGAATATTGGCAAGAAGATGGGCCCGCACGTAATGGCCCAACTGGAAGCTGAAGGGATATTTGTAGGTCTTGGATCTGCTTGTGGATCTTTGCACTCAAATACAAATCCAGTCATGACGGCATTAGGGTATGGCGGCAGCTCCCAAGACAATCTTCGAATCTCCCAGTGGGGAGATTATGGAGAGCGAGAAGCCAGGATAGTGGCTCAAGCCCTGATTAAGTATTGTCCAAAGCCTGATATATTCCAATGATATGGGCAGGCGGAGTAGTTATTTCAGAAGCGTAAAAAAGATCAATTGTGAAATTTGCAGTGAAAATAACAGGGCCGTTCTTCATAGACATCATATAATTCCAAGAACTGACCCCTTATGCACCGATGAGTGGGATAATGTCTGTGTAATCTGCAGTAATTGTCATAATAAAACGCATGCTGGCCAGATTAATATTATTGGAGTTTTTTCGTCCACTAAACTGCCATATAAACGTACGTTGGTATTTGAAGAGAATGGAAAGTGTAATGTTCCTGATTTGGCCAGTATTCCATTCAAACCCACTAGGTCCGAATCAATGAAGGTATTTTTATGAGTAGAAAAATTCAATCAGAGCGAGAAACGATCATAATCATTTTGAAGTTGGCGCGTGAACAGGGCTGCGAAGATAAGGTAAGGAAACTTATTGAGAAATTTCAGAATGCAGTTAAAGGTGCCAAATCTAATCTTGAGCGTCATCAAATTGCAGCTATGGGAATAGCTGAGATTCATAAGACCATTGGATGTGTTGGTGGGCTGGTAGTTGATGGTGTTGGTGTTTTACCACCCGATATTGGATATCAAGAAGCAATCGATCAGCATAAGGGAATGGTTCGATTGGATTAATGTTACCAAGAAGAAGCAATATCTTAGTATAGCCTTGAAGGAGCCGCTTGGCGGTAAAGAAAGTCCATTAAGGAAGATTATGCAAGAAGAAAAATATGTTGGGACGGTGGTTTGGTTTGATGCAAGCTTAGGGTACGGATTCATCTCCAGACCAGACGAGGCTGATTTGTTTGTACATTGGTCTGACATTATCAGCGAAGGTTTCAAAACTTTGAAGAAAGGCCAAGAAGTTATATTCTCAATTGGTTTGAACAATCGAAAACAACCCAAAGCAATTGAAGTTATTATATCTGAGGCAAAGGGTGAATAAACCAGAAGAGCTTTGGGTTACGAACATCAATCGTTTTCAGGATATTACAATTGGGGACCTAACCATTACGGTGCGCCGTGGGCAAAGCTTAAATTTGCTTGCCAGGAAGAAAAATGGCTTATCTATGTACAACATCACCAGAAAGCAAATTGATGATAGTATTCAAAGTGGTTCGATTTACCAGAAAGGACTTCACATAAAGGTTAGGTCTGTAGCTCCTCAAATATTTACCAAGAAGATTGAAGTGGCTAAAGTTTTGGATATGGGTTCTACTCGTACCATTCGAAAGCCGCCAGAGATTGAACAACTTGAATTTCCAGATCTGGATATGGACGAGGGATCTGCTGAAGATTTTGCCGCAGAAAATGCGGATATGGATGCGGCGGATCGCGCTCCGATTTTGGCAGTTGATCCTATTTTCAAGAAAAATTTTGACGACGAATAACAAGGCATATAGGCATGGGATCTGTTAATTACATCTTTGCTAATACGGGGCAGACGGTTCGTTTGATAGTTCAAGTGCTAGGTAGTGACGGACGCCCTATGGATTTGGACGGCTATGGAAATTGGCTAGATGGCTATGGTTATCTTCTGCCGGATGGCTATTATTCAGATCCGCCAGACGGGTATTATCCAGACGGATATTCGGATGGATATTGTGACGGATATTCGAGCTGGCAAGCTGAGTGGCTAAGTTGTGCAAGATATACGACAGATTATCACGAGTGGCATAGATGGTGGCATCATCATGGCCATCACCATCATCACAAGCATCATGAACGTGAGCCTAATGATGGTTACTATGTACCAGTTGTTCAGCGAGTAATGTTTCCAGATCTATCGAGCGCTGAACATTACCCAAGGCCAATGACCAGAGTGGGTGTTGGTTTATATGCTCATGGTGTTGGTTTGCCAAGTGGCGTTCCGGCAATTGGAACATATATCTCGTCTATTTCTTGGACAGAAGATGATGGTGTGCACTGGGAAACATATGGAATTAATGCTGCAAGACCATTTGGGGTTACTTCGGTAAGTCCGGTCTAACCTTAGGCCGTTAATGAGACATATAAATATGTCCACTCTTCATCGTTCAGAGATTATACAACCAAACGATACCGTAGCTCTTGCGGCTAAATTTGCTATTGATGGGGCTCCCGTTGATTTGGATAGTTTCCCAACCATAACAATCATTCAACCAAGCGGTGGGGTTGCTGTTGGACCAACCAGTGCTGGCGTTATGAGAATTGGTTTGGGTACATATCAATTCAATTACTGCGTTGGCCTTTATCCTCCAGTTGGAACATGGAAGGATGCCTGGAGCGGTCTCTACCAGGGATATGATATGCTTGGTGAATATACATTCACGACATTCAACTCTCAACTTCCAGGTCTTAATACTGATGGTTTGCACAAGCTAGGCGATGATCCTGGCTATAATTTCAGTCAGGTTGCTATCTGTAATATCAACAATGTAGTGAAATCTTTGAGAGCAAGGCTCAAGGCTCGTGGCAAGGCGCGCAGAATGGATGAGCATGGCAATCCGGTTTACAAGGATTGTGATGTATTTACTCTTGATGAGTTGGTGGCTTTTATTTGCCAATCACTAACGATGTTTAACGAACTTCCTGTATTTACGATGTTTACCTGGGATGATACGCCAATCATTGAGCAGTTCCATGATATTCTAGTACAGGGTGCTTTGTACCTTGCATTGGGTGCCCAATCATTGATCGAGCGCGGTAGAGAATTCACTATCAATGATAATGGCATTGGGTTTACTCCACCACAACAAGCCGAGCTTTTGAATAGTCAGTATGCAAAGGAAATGGATAATTGGTATGAGAAATGTAAAATGATAAAAGCATCGATGAAGCCCAGTCCATTGGGGTTAGGCACGCTATCTTTCGTTGGAGGGGCTAGTCCACAAGTGAGACGCCTACGCCACATGCGTGAGCGTCAAATATTCTAATAATATCAAGTACTTACAGATTTTCAACCAAAACAGCGCAGTCTCCTAACTTGTGGATATATACAAAAATAGGAGGTTGTATGAGTAAGATAGATCCTAAGAAAGTAGCAGTGTTGTATCATAAGTATCATTCGGTTAAAGCTGTGGCGCGAGAACTTGGCTGCACAGGCGAGGGTGTTCGGTGTGTAATGCAAAGAAACGGGATCGCAATTGATGCGCCTATTAGATATTCATTTGATGAGCGTTTCTTTTCAGAAGATTCTGAAAAAGTGTTTTATTGGGTTGGGTTTATCGCAGCAGATGGGTGTTTGAAAAAACAAGGAAACAGTGATGTGTTGGGTGTCGCCTTATCTGTTAATGATATAAATCATATTGAAAAGTTTAAATGTGATATTAATGCAACGCATCCAATTCATGAAACATTAGTAAAAAATAACAAAAGAAACCCAAAATGGAATGACTCTAAAAAAGCAGAGATAAATTTATTATCTAAACATTTACCAGGAGATTTATCTAGATTTAATATTGTTCCGCGTAAATCTCTTATCTATACATTTCCAGAATGGTTGATTAATCATCCATTGTGCCATCATTTCATGCGTGGCTATTTTGATGGAGATGGATCATGGTTTGTGGGGCCTTCTAAGAAGACTGATCAGCTATTCTTTGCACTTAGAGGCACTTCGGAGTTCCTAACGGTATATCGCTCGATTCTTGAAGATAAATGTGGCTTGCCAGAACGAAGCAAGGACATTCGCATCAATAGCGGTATTGGTGTTCTTGAGTATGGCGGCAATGGTGTGGCGTCCAAGATACGAGATTTCCTGTATCGAGATGCCGTGACATTTATGCAAAGGAAATTTGATAAGGTAAAGGATGTGGTAGTGGTGGAAAGGCTGTCGGTGACACCAGAGTTTCTAATTCAAAAGATGCGTGAACTTGGCGATCAGAAGAAAATTGCTGCGGAATTGGGGTGTTCTAAGCCAAGTATTTCTCGCTATATTTCTCAATTTGGAATTCGGGAGCAAATAAAGGAAGCAAAACGCTTGTATTTACAGGCAGCTTGATTCTACTAAACTATCTGCATATTTACATGCATCCTATAATTGTTTTTGTCACAGCTCATTATGTTTGGATTGCCGTTATTGCGCTATACATTTGCAACTTATTATTGGGACACCGCAGCCAATTAGATAGTTGGGTTATTAAGCACCCAAAGATGGGAGGATTCCTCAAGATAGTTCGAGGTTTCCTTCCACTGGATCCTTGGCTTTGTATCCAGGGCTGTTCGTTACTACTCAAGGGTACTTTGCCGCAGAAACTGATGCCCATTGTTAATGCTTTGGATGTCCCTCAACCGCCACCTTCGCCGCCCAGCTGATATATGAACCCTCGGAGGTTCGTATGTCCGTTTTAGATAATCTTGTCGAAGTAGTTAAGTTTCGTATTGGGCTGGATGTTGATTCTGATGCTACCAACGTAAGGCTTGCACTGCAATTAGCGTTGAGTGCATTCAATATGGTGCCAGCAGTAACATATTTTTCGTTCGATGATGACGAAGAGAACATAGCCCAGATTTTAGATCTCTTGGTAACTTATGCCTCTTATGTATTGCTCACCAAGAAAGCTGCGGATCTTGCAAATAAGATCCCAGAGCCCGCAATAAATGATAATGGTATTAGTTACATTCCTGGCATTTCTAATATTCACGAGGTCATTACTCTGGCACGTGAATTATGGAATAACTGGGATTCTCAGGTAAGTAATCTGAAGGGGAGTGACAGTTTCTACGCAGATTTCGTTCGGGAATAATCCCTGCATATTTTAGCACTTTATTATGCCCAAAAAATATTCTTTTAATAAGAGCTTTTTCTTAAGTGATTCTGAACAGGTGTTTTATTGGGCAGGATTTATTGCCGCTGATGGTTGCTTGAGGAAAAGAGGAAATACATATGAGCTATCTGTTTGTCTTGCACAAAAAGACAAATATCACATTGAGAAATTTAAACATGATATTGGTGCTAATCATCCTATTATAGAGCGCATACAAAGAGATTGTAGGGCTGGGTTTAAAGATAGCGCTAAGGCTCAAATTTCTTTGTATTCAATGCGTTTTTTAGGTGATTTATATAGATTTAATATTACACCAAGAAAAACCAAAATATATACTTTCCCTGATTGGCTGGTTAATCATGAATTGTGTCATCATTTCATGAGAGGTTATTTTGATGGAGATGGGTGCTGGTCTTTTATGACATCTAGGAAAACCCCACAATTAAAATTTGCCGTTCTTGGTACGATACAGTTTTTGAAGACATATCAATCTATACTGTTGCAAAAATGCAATTTGTCATTGACAGCAATTTGTTCTGTTCCAGGAGCTAGCAAACTTTCGTATGGGGGCAACGGTAATTCTGTAAAAATTAGAGATTTTTTATATAAAAACGCAACGGTATTTTTACAGAGAAAATTTGATTTGGTTAGTAATATTAATATTGCTATAAATACACGAATAAAAATTACACCAGAACTTCTAATTAATAAGATGTTAGAGTTTGGAAGTCAAAATAAGATAGCAAAAGATATTGGATATTCTAAAACTCACATAAGTAGGAATGTGAAAAAATTTGATATTGTTAACCAAATGATGATTGCAAAAGCAAATTATGTGGTGGTTTATGGTTGATGAGATTACCACCAGGGGAATCCCTCACAAAAAACTTGCGCCAATTCTTGACAGAATCAAGAAGCGAGTTTTTGATAGCGATGTCGTAAAAGATATATGCAAAGAGTATGATATCGGTGAGGAAGAACTTCCTTTGGTTCCAATATGCTTTGCCAAGATCCCCGTATCCGCTAGAACAGATCATGGCGTCATATATGTAAATGTTGATTTGTTTATTGATGAAAATGGCAACTTGATTGATGGATCGATTGAGAATAATGATCATTACATCCCTCATGAGTTTACGCACTTTGGGCAACAAACTACCGGAAACAAAGCAACTCCAGGATCTACTGACGACAATTATCTAGACAACCCTACTGAGCAAGAGGGATTCCGTAACCAGACCAAGTACATTTCTGATACGCAGGGCGATGATGAAGCAGAGGAGTATGTAGAACAAGTGCTGGATCATCACACTCACGACAATGCTGATGATAAAAAAAGAGATAAGCGGCGTGAAAAATTGCTTGAATTAGCGAGCTTATTCAAGGTTGACATTAACATTGTAGGATAATCCAGCATGTAATTATGGCATGCAATCCTCCAGTATTTCTACGTACATTTGACGCATCCCTTCATGGCGTTCGTACCGTGGTCTGCGCTGGAGACGGCTATACCGTTGCGCTTCAATGGTACAAAGAATATATTCAGCCAAGGCCTGGTGGCAATACCGCTAATTGGGATCTGTTTTACAATATATATTGGTCTACAAATCATGCCAAGGTTTATGATGAAGGTGTAAAGTTAATAGTTAGGCCAAATACTAAAGATCAATTTTTGTCACTTGATATTTTTGGCGCATTCAATCCAGGAAGAACCTATTATTTTGCGGTAAAGGGAGCTGCATATGAATCTGGGACGCTTCAGTACGATCAGTTATTAGACGGCGATCCAGGATCAAAAATTGCTCCAGAGGCCGTATTGGTTCAGGATATGACGGCAACTGATAATGTCATGTACTTGGATGACGTTGCTGGCTTTCCGCCAACCGGAATCGTTAAGATTGGCGACGAATTGATATTGTACTCACATGTTGATGTTGGAACTCTAAAGCCAAAGGAACATTGTCATCATCCAGAATATTTGGTTTTTCCAAATCTATCTGGTTTGCAGCGAGGTTATTTATCGGATGACATTCTAACCACCATAGCAGTAATTTCTGATGGCTATACTATTGGAAATAATGTTGGTAATGGATATATTTCAAATCTTAGTGTAATAGATCCAAATTCGATACCTCAAACCTGGAAGATTTTCTGTTCACTTGATGGTTCTGAAAATGATGGCTACGCTAAATTTGCGGCTATTGGTTCTTTAACCGGATCTGCTTTGGATGGATATGGGGATCCTGTTATGTGGAATCCAGATGGGGTTATTGTTTCCAACGGAATCTTTAGTTTCGCAATCCAAAACGGTACAGTTCCATTCAAGCGAGGAGACTACTTCTTGGTCCAACTAGATGGATACGTGGTCAATGGGGGCCCAGGCGGGGCTCGTCCGCATACTGTTGATGGGTATGACGGGCATCATCGACATCATCCATTTGTACGTCTTTGGGAAGGTTGGCAGGACATCAATACGGCCATTGGCATGGTTACCATCAGGTTTGATGAGCAATATGCCAGGACCAATAAGGATGGTTTTAGGGAGCGTACAGACATCTTATCTGGGACGAGCAATCTCAATGTTGTGGACGTAGCAAACGCAGGGTTTCCGGCTTATGATCAAGCGGGCTGGGATCGTACATTTTTACCTGATTGGTTATCTGGAAAGTGCGTAGGATCATATTTTGGCGGAGAATATGGTTGTTCTGATGGCTCGGAGTGCGATGGGGCTGTGCGCGGGCTTAGTGTTCAAGAGCACATGGACATGAGAGAGGAGTATTTGCTTCAGGTTACTGGAGAGCGAGTGGTTTTGTTCAGGCGCATGTGGGCTGGAAAGCAATCGCGGCATACTAGCGCCACCCGCGAAAATACAACTTATCGTGGAACAGATACTTATGGAACCTCTTTGGTAACTGGATATGAACAATACTTCAATCCCCGTGAAAGCGATGGTAAGATTTTGGTTCGCTTTGGGCCAACCAAGGAAGATTTCAAACGAGAAGATGTTGGCATTGAGAATTCTTACATTGCCAATTGCTGGACATTGGTAACGCCAACAATTAAGGATGGTGATTTTATAATCAGATTCAATCAAGATGGAACTGAGGAGTGGCGTTACGAAATCATTGATGTAGATCGAAATAGAACTATGCTTTTTGAATCTGGTGCTCAAAAGTTCACCGCAATACGTGTACGCAAGACAGATCCTATTTGTCAAGTTCGTTCGATTCGTGATACTAGTACGCTTCCATCTGAGATTCTTACTTCCATTGGAATGGTGATGGGCCCAGGTGGATTGCCGGCACACATGCACAGAATTGTCCTGCCGTTAGATAAAATAAACCATGTACATCAAATCAATCAACTTACCAGTGTTGATCAGGGGCACAATCATCCGGTAATCTCGGGAGAGGTTTCTGTTGTTTTGGGCCATACCCACAAAATACTTCCATCTATTTGTTCAAATAAATAGAAGGGCAATATTGGGGCATTAGAGTATGGTAAGGAGCAGATACATCGGATCTAACCGAACGCGCCAAGCTGGGTACTCCGCTACGGCAAAGCAGGACTTTACAGCCCATGTGACTGGTGGGGATTGGATTCATCCAGCCAGCAATATCTCTGTGACTGATGGCTATGGAAATGTCCAGGCCGAGCTTGATGCCATTATGGCTTCCATTTCTGTTCTTTCAGAAATGGTTATCAATCCATTTGCATCTGTAACCGGCGCTATTGCAACATTCACCGACTCAACTGGCAAGGTGATTGGAGAGTCATTTTATCCAACCGCGCTAAGTTCCTATGGTGATTTGATTTTTCCTGATTTTGGTAGTGGGTATATTTACCATAATATAATCAGTCCGGCACATTCTTCAAGCGCCACTAAAGGGCAAGGTCTTTTAGTTAGTGGACAGGACAATCTCGGTGGCCCTGGCGGAGACTTATATCTATCCAGTGGGTACAATTGGTTTTCTGGAAAGTATGATGGAGCCATTGGTTTGGTTACTCCAATTTTAGTTTTTGATGCAAGCGTAGATTCGCCAACGATAACTCAAAACCCAGCTGCCGCCGTTAGTGATTTCTTTATTATTCCTCAAGCCAATACAAGCTCTGGAGCGCCAAGCAATTTATGGCTTCAATCTGGAGCAAATGGCATTGGACAGGCAGGCAACATCAACCTATACACATCCCCAGGAATTGTAAATGTAATGTCTTCGGGTTTGTATTTTGATAAAGATTATTCAGCGTCAATTGTGCAACATGAGAATGATGTTCCTGTTGCTACTGATATGTACATCATAGCCCAAAACATTACGTCTGGAGGTGCGAA